TCACCGTGGATCCTAAAACTGGTTGTTGGTTGTGGCAACGCTGTCGCAACAACTCTGGCTACGGTGTAGCCACACACGATGGACGGAGTTGGCTTGCTCACCGTTTGGCCTGTGTGCTCTACCGTGTGAAGAATCATCGTCATATTCACGCAAATGTAGTGCTTCATCAGTGTGACACGCCTCAATGCTGTAATCCTCAGCATCTCAGGATTGGCACACAGCGTGAAAACAACTTGGATGCCAAACGCAAAGGGCGTTGGAACCCCTTCAAAAAAACTTCAAAATAAGGGGTTGACAGATCTCCAAAATGTGCTACTATAAACACAAGGAGGTAGACTATGCAAGATACATTATATGAACTCTCAGGAGAAAAAATGGGAGAGCTTGGTGAATACGGCTGGGTTTTTGGCGGACCGTGTATAAGTGCTGTTGATGAGCCCAGTTTAGAAGATGCTATTAGTCACATAGACACTTGTTGTGCCGCGGTTTTGGCAGATGAGGACGGCAACTGGCTTTTAGACATAGACCGTGACTCAATACCGTCAGTTTGGCAAAGTCAAGAGTTTTTGACTGACTGGCTAGACACAGACTCAATACCGTCTGCTTGGCAAGATGATATTCGTCATCAAATCACTGTGCTTAAACTAGCACAATAACACTTACAGGGGCGCTATGCCCCTGTATATCCCAAAAAAATCGCATAAATAATCACATACAAGTATTTGTCAAGCCCGTAAGGACAACTTGATGAATATTTGCTCAGTTAGACGGGCCCAAGTCTAGAGGATAACCAGCAAACACTGGCCCTCAACAACAAGGATAACTCATCAACGCATTATAACTAACCGTGATATAAAATCACGTATTATGAAAGGTAAAATATTATGACAGCAGTAGGAAACAACTTGTCAACCAACGCTTTCATTACTATGTTTGGTGATGAGGTAACTCACATCGCACAACAAAAAGCTTCAAAGCTTCAGGGTGCAGTAAGAACAGTTAGAGGCGTTGTAGGTAGCACATACAGATTTCCAATATTAGGAAAAGCAGGTGTTATCAAAAATAAAAATGCAAAAGAAGACATTGATGCATTATCATTAATGGATATCAATACCAGTGGTTCAGGTGTGATTGAGCCAAACTCAGGAACATTCATTGGCGACGGCACTGGCACAGCGGCGGCAGACGTTGATGTAATGAACCACACAAAAGCTGAAGCATCATTAGACAACTATTCAACAGGTGAATATGTTGATGATTTTGATGCATTAAAAACTAACGTAGACTTACGTTCAGCATATGCGTCATCAATCGCGGCGGCTATGTCACGTGCTTATGATAAAGTAATCATTGATGCATTAGACACAGCAAGAAGTTCAATGACAGCAATCACTGAAACAACATCAGGCACATTGGTAAGAGCGGACTTAACAAAGATCCACAATGCACTAAATGCCAAAGATGTTCCAATGAACGATAGATATCTTGTGGTTGACTCAACAACATACGGTGACATCTTAGGTGACACTAACATTGTTGGCAACGCAGATGGTCCATTATCACAAGCACTAGTAACTGGTATCTTACCAAACGTATTAGGTTTCAACATCATCATGTCAAACCTTTTAACGGCTATTGATGCAGATGAATATTATTCATATGCATTCCACAAAGATGCAGTTGGTATGGCGATTGGTAAAGACATCACAACTATGGTAAACTATGTTCCGCAAAAACTTTCAACATTGATTGCGGCAGAGTTTTCAGCAGGTTCTGTGGTGATTGACCCAACAGCTTGTGTATCTGTAACATCATAACGATAAATAGAAGTGTAGGTTAGTCATTTTTCTTACATTCCTAGATATATGTGTTGAAAAGGGCGGAGGCAACTTCGCCCTTTTTTTGTGGCTAAATAAACATACAAGGAAACACCCATTATGGCAACAACCAAGTTTACAATAGCAACCCAGGCACTATTAAAAATAGGTGGCAATCCCATTTCAACATTTGATGGCACTGATAGAGAGTCAGTGGTGGTATCCAACATGTATGAAGATACCAAAAAAAGTTTATTATACACAACATTTTGGAACTTTGCCACACAAAAAACAGAACTAGCGGCACTGGCAGAAACATCACCAGACGCAAACTACAAATATGTGTATCAACTTCCAGGAGATTACATCAGAGTAAAAGGTATATTTGACACAAGTGGTATCAAAAGAACAGATTATTCAGTGGAAAAAAACAAAGTATACGCAAATATATCACCAATGAACTTAGAATACATTCAAGAAAAATCAGAATCAGACTTTCCACCATTTTTCACAGAAGTGTTGATAGCCAAACTGGCATATGAAATATGTGAAGCAGTCACAGGCGTTGGCACAATCCAAGAAAGACTTGTTAGAGACTATGAAAGAAAACTACAAACAGCAAGAACAGTTGATGGACAAGAAAATCCACCAAGAGCATTCTTAGATCAAGGTAGATTGATAAGAGCAAGAGGCGGCAACACTGACTCAGTGATTTATCCAAGGAGTTAAACAGTGCCACAAATCAAAGTAGTTCAAAACTCATTTACATCAGGCGAAGTTGGTGCGTATTTAGATGCCAGAGAAGATTTGGATATCTATAGAACAGGTGCCAAAACCATTGAAAACTTTTTTGTATTACCACAAGGTGGTTTGTTGAGAAGAGGTGGATTTGAATATATCTCAGGTGTTTCAGCAACAGAATCAGAAACAGGTTTTGCATCACATTCAAGATTGATACCATTTCGTTTTTCAGTAGAACAAGAATATGTGTTGGTATTTGAAACTGGCACATTCACTGTGTTTAGAAATGGACTTCAAGCGGCAGTGGTAACTGATGCACTGCTTAACAACTTTACTGCTTCAAACATCAATGAATGGAGATTTGCACAATCATTTGACACACTTATTATGGTGCATGAAGACTATGCTCCAATACAAATAACCAGAACCAGTCACACCACATGGACAGTGGCTGAAGTATCATTTACATTTTTACCATTGGCAAACTTTGACAATGGCATCACATTGACTCCAAACTCAAGTGGTTCCCCAAACCATCTCACAGCAAGTGCAGATCCAACTTCACACTTTGCAGTGGGCGATTACATTAACATCAATGGTGGGTTGGTAAAGATTACATCATTTTCAAACACCACCACTATAAATGTCACCACAGAAGAATATTTGGCAACAGGCACAGAAGCATTGTCAACAGAATATCGTCAAACTGCTTTTTCGTCACTCAAAGGTTGGCCCAAGTCAGTGACATTTCACCAAAACAGATTGGTATTTGGTGGAAGCAAAAGCAAGCCACAAACTATATTTGGATCACAAACAGGAGATTTATTCAACTTCAAACCCACAGAAACTGTGATTGACAGTAGTAACAATCCAGTTGGACAAGTAAATGACTCAACAGCATTTTCATTTACCATTGGATCAGACAGTGCTAACATTATTAGACACGTGGTATCCAAACAAACACTGTTTATTTTTACATCAGATGGTGAGTTTGAAATGACTGGTAACCCAGTTACACCAACCAATGTTAATATTAGACTACAAACCAAATATGGAATACAAAACAATGGTGCTAATCCAACCACAGTTGACAACGAAGTTATGTTTATTTCAGCAAATGGTAGAGAACTTAGAGGCTTTGTGTTTGATTTTAACTCAGATGGTTACTATGCAAAGAACTATACCATTATAAGTCACGATGTTTTGAACAATCCACAGGATATTGCGTTTGTTAGAGCACACAAAAACACCAATCAAAACTATGTTTTCATAGTAAACAACAATGGAGAACTAGCAGTTTTTGGTATCAATGTTGAAAAACAAGTGGCAGGTTGGAGTAGATTTACTACAAATGGCAAGTTTAAGAAGGTTGTAGCAGTGAATGATGGTGATACAGACCCAGAAACACAAAGATTATACGCACTAGTTGAAAGAACACGAAAAAAAGATGATGGCACAGACATAACTTGTTATCATTTAGAAAGATTAACTGAAAATACCATCTATTTAGATGGTTATGTGCCAGTAGACAACACACCAGCAGACGCATCCATCACAGGATTAACAGTGTTTGCTAATCAAACAGTGAATATTGAAGCAGATGGTATAGTTCATGCTGACAAAACCATTGGAACATTTGCTGGAGGTGGTGATTTAACATTAGATGACAACTATTCAGCAGTGAACATTGGCTACAACTACACATCAAAACTCACAACACTCACTTTACCAGTTCAACTAAATGGACAACCATACAGAGGTGAGCAAATAACCAAAGTTTCATCATTGGTAAACGTCAATAACACACAAGCATTAACTATTGATGGCACAGATATTAGTTTTAGATTTACAGGACAAAGTTTAGACTCACCAATATCACCATTTACAGGCACAAAAAAACTATTCATTGGTGGTGTTTCAACAGACCCAACAGTAGAACTAACAGTATCAACACCATTACAATGCACAGTTTTGGGTGTGACAACAGAGGTTAAGTTTGGCACATAAATATTTAAAAGGCAAGGAAAGTAATCAATGAGTTTTTTAGTTCCAGCATTTGCATCAATAGGCACAGCACTAACCACAGCCGCACCATACATAGCGGCGGCAGGCACTGTGTATTCTGCTTATCAAAATATTCAACAGGGTGAACAACAAGCGGCACTGTCAACATATCAAGCAGAACAGGCAGGAGCCGCACTGGCAGAAAGAGCAGTTGAAAGAAAAGGAAGATTAAGAAAAACAGTTGGGGCACAGCGAGCATTGTATTCAGCAAGTGGTGTTGGCTTAGAAGGAACACCAACAGATGTATTTGAGCAAACAGCCAAAGAGTTTGCTTATGAAGATTACGCAGACAGATTTGACACACTGGCTAACATGGGCAGTAAATATATGGAAGCAGACTTATATAGACAATCAGGCAGACAACGTGCTGTGGGCAACTTGTTAGACTTTGGTATATCATGGGGAATGAGGGGATAATGATTGACTTTATGACATGGTTATGGGCATCCAAGAAAATCAAAGCCAAAGATATTCATTGGTATGAAATAACCAAACTATTTGAAGAATATAAACGATTAACAAAAGAGGAGGGCACAAACAATGCCAATGGTAGGAAAAAAGAAGTTTAGTTATACAAAGGCTGGTAAGAAAAAAGCCAAAGCGTATGCTAAGAAGACAGGTAAGAAAATGTCTTCAAAAAAGAAATATTAAAGGACAGTTATGGCAAAGATACCAACATATGAAAGCAGAGCAACACCAAGTGGTTCAGTAGTTCGTCCAGCCACACCAGATTATTCTATTGATATAGCACAGAAACTGGTAGGTGCGGCAAACAAAGTTCTAGATGCCAAAGCCATAGATGAAGGCTTCAAGCAAGGTAAGATTGAACAGCAAAAAGCACTTGAAGAAGGCAGAGGTTTTTTAGAACAAGAAGGCTACACACTAAGAAGTGAAGCATTCAACAAAGGTGCCAATGCGGCTTATGTGGCTGGTATGAAAACCAAAGCAGAGCAAGAACTTACAACACTTGCAACAGAAATAAATGATCCACTGAGTAAGATTCCAATCAATGAAAGAGTAAACACATATAACGAAAGAAAAGAAGAAATAAGAAACAACTACTTTCAAACATTGCCAGCACACCTTCAAGGTGATTTGGGTGGATACTTTGATTCAATAGCATTTAAATATGGCGAACAAGTGTTTGCCAATCAAAGAAATCTTGAAGTAAATGAAATCAAAGCCACTATTGCCAACAGAGTTGACACAGCATTAGAAACATTGCCAGCGTTGATTAGAGACTTTGGTTATGAAAACAACCAAGCACTAGAAGAACAGTTTGGTGATATAGTGGCAGCCATTGATGAAGGTTTAGGCACACTATCACCATCAACAGCAGTAGCATACAAAGAAAAACTCAAAACATCAATCCAAGTTGGAGCATTAGAAAGTGCTTACAACAAAGCTGAAGACAAAGAAGCATTTATCAAAGACTTAGAAGCAGGTGGTGATGTATACAAGTCAGTGATGCAAGACATCAATGAAACATACTTTGATGGCGATGTTGTAGAAGAACTAGAAGCATCAGGACCAGGTGGTTACAAAACACTTGCCAAACAGTTTGAAGCACAACTTAAAAATGAAAAACTTGAAATGGTTGTTGAAAGAAATGATTGGACTAATGATTTTAATCAATCAATGGCACTATTTAAAAGTGGTATAGATCCAAACTATCCACGTCCAGATGAAGAAGAAATGAAACGATTAGGTTTCACTGATGCACAAATAGACAGCAAACTGCTTGAATATGATTTGAATATGGAAATATATCCAGATGTTATTGGAGCAAAAACAAACTCATATATTGAAAACAAAACATCACTAGTAGATTTAAACAAAGAACTAAACACACTTGCTAAAAAAGAAAACAAAACAGCAGAAGATAGAATAGAGATTGGTGTTATACAAGCAAAGATTGAAGGCATTGGTAGTATATATGAACAACAAGTTGAAGCAATGCAAAGTGGTAATCCAAGTGTATTATTAGATATGGCAGGTATTGAATATGATACTACAACAGAACAAGGTATTGATGCTTATCACACTACAATCACAAACAAATATGGTATGAGTCCAGATGATCATATGGTGGCACCAAAAGCACAAGTAGAACAAGATGCTCAAATATTTTCTTCAGGTGACTTTACAGCCATATATGGTGAAGGTGGATTAGCAGACAAATATGGCAAACACTTTGAAAAGTTTATAGCAGATGCTGGACTAACAGGAACAGGGCATTCAACCGTTGCTATTACATCCAATGTCAATCCAAACTATGCTAACCAAATGTTTAACGCACTGCAAGATTATTCTAAAAATATGGAACAAATCAAAATCAAAGACAAAACATTTACATCAGAAGATGGTGCATTCACAGAGTTTCAATCAGCATTTGAGGATGAGTTTGGAGAATACTATCAAAGTATGGGAGATATGGCACCAGACATTATTCAAGCATATGAAGGAATGTTTTTACAAGCATACAACGCCACTGGTAATAGCAAAATGGCAACAACAGAAATAATCAAACAAGCCAACAATGCATTTCAAACATTTGAACACAGAGGACTAAAGATGATGTTGCCAGTTACTGTGAGTGGTGAAGCATTGACATCAGAGATTGATAACTTTATTGCTAACCCACAAAAGTATGGTATTGTTACTGGGTCATTGTTTGACATAAATGATTTCAAAAAAGATTTAGATGACAACACATTTGATAACTATGCAATCACACTTGATGGTGGTAAAATCAAACTTGTAAATCCAGCCAACACCATGGGCTATACTACATTCGCACAAAAGCGTCCATCAGGACCAGGCGAACTGATGTATAGCAACAGCATAAAACTATTGGCTGACATACCAGAAAACACAGAAACTGTTGATGTTGTTGACATTTGGGAATATGATACAACTGTAGCACAAGAAGTAGATGTGCAAGAAGAAGTTGATGTTGTTACACCACAAATAACAGAACAAGGTGAAATAACTGCTACAACAGAAACTGCTATAGACACACAAACAGTTCAAACAAATCAAACAACCACATATGAAGACAAAGTGGATCAAAAGATACAAACAAAAATAGCCAAAGCACTAGAAGAAGAACAAGCATATCAACAGTTTGTGGAATCACAAACACCAGGTGCTATGATTAATCAAATGCAATCAAACATTGAAAGATTTGACAAAGATGGTGATGGCAATGTAATGGGTGAAGAACTTGTTGAAATGAGAGAAACACTTGAACAAGAACAAGTGCAAGAACCAACACCATACACAGTATCACAACAAGCAGAAGATTTATTATTTGAATATAAGAAACTAGAAAATGCTCCAATAGATCCAGATGCAGGCACACTGACATCAGATGGTGCTGAACAAGATGTTTTAAATGCTGTTTCAATGTATGTAAAAAGTGGTAAGATTACAGAAAGCATAATCCAAATGCTGGCACAAATAGAATCATTTTCAGCATTAGAAAATGATGCTATTGCTTCAGAAGTATTGTTAAACTGGAAAGACAACATGAACAGAACAAC